TTCATCACAGACTTGATCACAGACTTGAAATCTGACTTGATCACAGACTTGAAATCTGACTTGATCTTCTACTTGATCCCAGATTTGATTCCGGACTTGATCTTCTATTTGATCCCATACTTGAAATCTGATTTGATTCCAGACTTGACCCCTGACTTGGTTCATGACATGTCCCATATTTGATCCTTGACTTGAATCCTAGTTTCAATCGTTACTTCAGAATAAACTTTATCCAAAACTTGATCGGTAGTTTTATCCCAAATTTGATTACTAACTTGATAATAAACCTTATTATAAACTTGATGCCAAATATTAGCTAAGATCTTATCTCGAATACTATTCATGGATTCAGTACTTGACTTCGGACTTGACGGCGGACTTGATCCGAGACTTGATCCCAGACTGGATCCACGACCTGATTTCGGGTTTGTCTCTCGATTTGAACCATGACTTGTTTCATAATTTTAGTCCAGACTTGACCCCTAACAAAGCTCACAACTTGATCTTGAACATAATTCATAGGGCTTGATCTTCTACTTGATCCCAGATTTGACTTCTGACTTGAAGTCTGACTTGACCCCATACTTGACTCCTGACTTGATCACTGATTTGATTTTCTACTTGATCCCAGACATGTTCCCAAATTTGACCACAAATTTGTTCCCAGACTTGTTTCATAGGTTTTGATCTTTGACTTGACGCTAATATGGTTTATAGTACTTATTCCTCAGGGCGAAGAACTACAACATTATCACTCTGAACGGCATCATCAGTTACCAGACCACTAAATTCTAGATGACCATTGAACTCATAACCTAGACTCTTAAGCATCACTTCAACTTTTTCTAAAACAGAAAAATAAGTGGCTTCATCAGTAATGGTAAAAGTATGTTGATATGATTCACCCATTACAGTATTTGGATTTTGATTTTCAGGAAAGCGATTATAAGATAGTGTGATTTGAATATTATCCATTTTTATTCCTTAATTTAATTCAGTCAATTGATCCTTGATAGGCATCTGAACTTGATCCCAGACTATACTAAAAATACTAGATTGTTCCCAAATATAATTTACGGATTCATTGTCAATTTTAATACAAACTTGATGCCAGAGTTGTATATAGAATTTATCAAGACATTGAGTGGAAACTTTACGCATTTGTATCACAGATTATCTTCTAAAATTTTAGAATAGATTTGATCTTCTATTTGTGCTATAATTTGATCATAAATTCTATAACTTATCAAGTTTATGGATCGAGTAAATACATCTTTTTTCATTTGTTCTCTAACTTGACTTGATTATAAACTTTTTTATTCATTTGAATTTATGACTTGATCATAAACTTGACGATAGACTTGATCCCAAACTTGATTCCAAACTTGAAGTCTGATTTGATCTTCGACTTGGCGCAAGACTTGATCATAGACTTGACGCCGGATTTGACCATAGACTTGATCCCAAACTTGATCCATAATCCCATTCATAAAGGTAGTCCGGACTTTTTAGGTCCGGACCTCAAGTGTCTTAAGAAGATCAGGATCAATATCATATGTCCATGCATTAGCACCAAGTGCCGTAGTCATATCCGGTGGAACCGGAATGGCAAACTCACGACCAGTACCGCAAAGAACCTTGAGGAACTTCTCCCGACCAATCTCGGGAATATCAACCTCCAGAAGAGTACCAATCTGGGGATCTTCATCCTCATCAATTACCTTGGCGTTTAGTGCACCAAGGATATTGACCCAACCAAGGATTTCACAAGCGGCTCGACGCTGCTCCATGTTTTCCCAGGTAAGAGCCTTCTGAGCAGTCAGACTAGTCTTATCCTCAATCCATTCGGAAGGAATACGGACGCCATGCCAAGCATAGACAGCAAAACCGTCAGCATATAGAATGGCAGGACCAGTTTCACAATGGAGTCGATTGTCCTCATCCATCTTGATATGAACCGGACGATCCTGCACTACTGCAAGAGTGTCGTAGCAGGAAATCCAACCACAAGTCTTGGCAACAGCCCAGAGACCGTCAAGCTTACCCTCAAGATCAATACCAACTTCATTCTGCATGAAGTCATAAAAGGAAAGCCAAGCGGCCTCATGAGAGCCGTATACACAACTCTCCGTAACCGATCGGCTACCTAGAAGCTTCTTAGCATGCAGAGGACCGTTAGCAAACACGATCTCATCAGGTGCGTTAAGACCACCGCACTTATACAGAAGTTCTACAGCAGCCTTAGCTGCATCTGGATCAACTCGGTCGGTGGAAAGACCGATCTTGATCCACTTGTCACGATACACCTCGAGCTGAGCGGTCTGTTCTGCAGTAAGCTTGTCGATCTTCTTCATAATATAATTCCCTTTTATGGATTCACAGAGTAAGAAAGATTAGTCCTGAGCCCGACGGAAACCCTCGGCAACATATTCACGCTGGCGGCGAACAGTATAGTTACCAGGAGGAACCAGAAGAGTCTCGTGGGTATCAAAGGTACGAAGATGATTGATCTCTGTAGGAGCCTCAACGGAGAGGAACATCTCATAAAGATCAACGTCCTTGGTACCAGTAGTCTTGTAGGCGGTTACACGGTCGGCAACCATCACGTGGTCATGACCGGTTTCGGAATGTGCAACCACAATGTGGTTACGGTCATTTGGTGCGAGGCGCTCGACATTTGCGGGAATATCATTAATCCGCAGAATGATGAAATCGCCCTGGGCAGCCATACGAGTAAAAGTTTTCATAGTTGTTTTTCCTTGTGTTTTTCAGTTGTATAGAGATGACTTCAGTTGTATAGAGATGACGCTGTCTATTAGTTCACCAATGCCACAACACCACACAACACAAATAGTAGAAGTGATGCCAACAGCACAGAATGAAATTCGCTCATATTATTTTAGTCCTTTTCTATGTTTTGATAAGTTACTTATATATCAGGTAGTAAGTTTTGTCAACCGTTTTTTTAGGCGTTTGCCATTTCGATGGCAGTCTCTAGCGCCCGGGTCTTCATGTTACGACCATTGCCGTACCAAGCAGAGGTTAGACGAGAGTCTTGAGTGCGACCCATCAGATGATCAGCAGTATAGGTCACCGTATTGAAGAGCTGCCAGAAGGATCCACGAGCAAAGTCTGCACCGGGCTGAGTATCGACCACGGACAGAGCAACCTTAGCATTCTTGCTAAGTTCCTTCTTAGCATCCGGACCACCAGCAACAGGGAACACACGCTTGAAGTAGTCGACCATATTCTCGTTGGTGTAGCGCTTGGTGCCGAGGAAAGCAGCCATTTCCTTATACTTAGCAAGCTTCTCTTGAGCAATACCAAGCATGAGCTTTACGTTGTCACCGTTGAACTCACGGCGATGACTAATCTTGACAAAGCGCTCGACCTTGGTGTTAAGAGAAAGCGTTAGGGTGTTATTGCAGACCACACGAATCGGAGTGAACCGAACGTCAGTGGAGAAGCCATACTTGTGGAAGTTGGTGAAGTGCAGATACGATTCGACCTCATCACCACCGAACAGGTCAAAGCCGTCCTTGACCTTAGCCAGAGCCCAGACAATCTGACCATCAGCCAGAGAGCCAGCGGTGTGCATTTCCATGTCACCCTCGGCGATGAAGTCGTTGAAGAATTCAAACGCTTCAGCGTTCTGCACCGGATTCCAGTCGTTCGACACGATGTCTAGAATCTTGTTGTCACTCTTACGGACAAGAGCCGAACGACCCACGTCGATGTTCTTACCACCGACCTTAGCATAGGCCTTGATCTTCTCAACTTCCCAGTTGATACCAGCAGCCTCAAGCATCTGATCTGGAGTAAGATCAGCAGGAACCTCACGGCCCAGACCATGCCACGGGGTTTCACCCACATATGCCATCTGAGCCTTGCCGTCAACCATTTCAATGTTGTGAGCCATTTTTAAGTCTCCGTGTTTGTTTTGATAGTAGGATTATATCTTAACTAGGTTTAAAGTCAACCACTTTTTTCGGTTTTGAAGCCAGTGATAGGAGAGAATCCAGCAAGGACTTCACCCTTCTCGGTCATCAGCAGTGCCTCAAGGCATGCCCTCTCCATATAAGTCAGAGCTTGTTCCTTATTGGAAAAGTCCTTAGTATAACCAAAGTTGGTAAAACTAACCAGATACATCATTCTATCTCCATCAAGACTTGATAACAGATTTCATTCCAGACTTGATTATAGACTTGATTATAGACTTGATCAAAGATTTGATCCTGGACTTGATTCAAGGCTTGATTATAAACTTTTTTATCCACTTGACCCATGACTGAACCCAAGACTTGATTCTTAACTTTTTCCATAACCTTATACCATCATTATTTGGTCACTAACCATTATACCAGGTTATGGAAAAAAGTCAATAGGCTTATGCACCGACAAAGCGGGAAATCACCGAGACTTCCTCTGAGGTCAGCTGAGCCTCAAACGGCCCTTGGTGCGCCAGACGGTCGGCGGCCCGGGCAACCTCATTAGAGGCCACATCGTCCTTGGTGGTCTTGGCGAAGGCGTACATACGGGACAGAACGGTCGAGATATCCATGTTGGTAGTCTCCTTGTTATAACTTAACTTATATCTTAATCTGGAATTAAAGTCAACCCACTCAGTCGAGATAGGACGGCTTTTCCGTCCGGCTCCACTTCTTATGCTTCTTGCGGCCGGGAGCACCGTCGTAGTACCCATCGGTGCCGAACGATGTGGAGCCGTACTCCTCAAGATTGGTCTTCCGCAGATCGCCCTTGCGGTACTTGTCACGGGAGGTGTGGTAGCGCCCATCGGATGCCATGGTCACGTTGGTCTTGGCCTTGTCGCCGGAAAATTCGGTCATTGTAGGTCTTTCGTTGGTGTTGTTGGTATGACTTAACTTATATCTTAATCTGAGATTAAAGTCAATAGGTAATTTAGCGAGGGTTGTAAATTTTGTCAAAAAGATCTTTGCCGAGAGCTTTTTTAGCATCACGCTTGGTATAGATATCAATCTCAGTTACATCATGACCAAGATCTTTAAGCACACGAATGGCGTTGATTCTAAAGTAACTGCTATAAACTTTGGGTTCTTTACCATCGGCCATAACCACATACACTTTATAGTCAAGGTTACCATGTGAGAAAGATTTGTTTCTGAGGTCATAGACCGTGATGGTCATGTTCGTTTCCTTCATCATAGTCTCTTTATAACCCCATATGAGATAAAAGTAAACCCCTGCTTTGTCAATGGGTTAGGCTTAAGTCATTGATATGATTGAGGAAAAAAATTGCATTTTTTTGAAAAAAGTTTGAGTCCTAATGATATCAATGGGTTAGGATGGCAACCGTGCTCTAGTCGTGCTAGGTGGTCCTAGCGGTATGATAACCCATCCACAGTGGCTTAGACTGCCGAGAACCGTCGTGAGCACCTAACCCATTGATATCATTGACTTTTATAAAACTGCTAACCTATTGAAAAGATTAGGTTTTACCATCTTGAGTGCGGTGAGCAGGTCCATGACCGATGGTCGATCGAAAAAAGTTTTGGTGCACCGAAAAAAGTTTTTATAATCTTTTCAATAGGTTAAGGCGTCTACCTGGCTAACCCATTGATATCCTTAGGATTGACTTTTATCTTGGGTGGTGGTATAAAGAGACTATGATGAATGAGGTAGACATGATCATTACCGCCTCCGACGTGACCGAACACAAGGTGCACTGCTTCAGCGCTGAAGCCTCTGAGCTGCGCATGCGCCCGGGTGAATGGCCCAACAGCATCAGGACCACTCTGGGTAACAAGCAGCCCTTTCTCCGTATAAGCGCTAAGATGACACCTGGTGGCGACCTCGGCGCTATGCTGTATCAGCAGAGCATGGGTTGCATCACCCTCACAATCTGGAATGACTGAAAGGTTAATGAACATATCCTATCCCGACGATTTTGACCTCGAGGTTTCCTGTGAGGAAGCTTACGAGCCGACCGCTGCCGACCTTGCTGAATACGAAGAATACCTCTCCACCATCGAAAATAACGGTTGACTTTAATCCCAATCTGGGATAAGGTTTGCTTATACACAAAAGGACACTGACATGCCCCGTGGCGTTCCGAAAAATGGCTACCGTAAGACCCGCACCGCTAAGACGGACAAGATGGACAAGATCATGAACGTGGTTCAGCCCTCTGAGCCCGTTATCGTTGAGACTGACGAGGAAATTGAGCAGAAGCTCAACGACCGTTTTGAAATCCTCTCCGACATGGCAAATGCAGCCATCGACGGTGACGTTCGTGCGCTGATCGTGTCCGGTCCTGCCGGTCTCGGCAAGTCGTTCACCGTCGAGAAGGCGCTCGAGGCATGGGATCCCAATGCCACCTCCCATCGTATCGTGAAGGGCTACGTCAAGGCTCCGGCACTTTACAAGCTGCTGTATCAGCATCGTACTGCTGGTTCGGTGCTCGTGTTTGACGATGCCGACGATGTGTTCCTTGACGAGACTGCCATCGGTCTGCTCAAGGCCGCTCTGGACACTACCGACAAGCGCATCATCTCGTATATGACCGAGGGTACGCTGATTGACGATGAGTCGGCCGAGCGCATGCCCAAGAGCTTTCAGTTCGATGGTACCGTGATCTTTATTACCAACTACGATTTTGACGCCATGATTGACCGTGGGTCCCGGCTTGCGCCGCATCTTTCGGCTCTTGTGTCTCGTGCTCATTATATCGACCTGGCAATGAAGAATCAGCGTGACTACCTCATCCGTATCCGTCAGGTGGTACGTGGTGGTCTGCTGCAGAATATCGGCCTGGATGCTACTGCTCAGGCCGATGTGCTCAACTTCATCGAAAAGAATGCAACCCGACTCCGTGAGCTCTCTCTCCGTGTGGCTCTTAAGATTGGTATCCTTCGCCGTAAGAATGATGCCAATTGGATGAAGCGTGCCATTGTCACTTGCTGCAAAAACTAAACCTATGGTTGGAGCTAAATATAATCTTAAAACTAAACTTTTAATGAGTGCTGGCAATAAAATATATATGAATGTAAGTCAACGATGTATGCGTGATGTCGCCGATAAAACATATGATATAACTTGGTCTATATTCCAAAATCAGATTGCACATCTTATAAAGGGTGAAATAAATGAACGAGAATGATGTCGGCATCATCATGACAAACGCCATTGATAATTTAAATGAATAGAGTCTCGGATCAAGTCTTGCGCCAAGTCGAAGATCAAATCAGTGATCAAGCCTGGAATCAAATCTGGCATCAAGTCAGGAATCAAGTCGACAATCAAATCAGTGATCAAGCCTGGAATCAAATCTGGCATCAAGTCAGGAATCAAGTCTATGATCAAATATATGATGAAGTATGGGATGAAATTGAAAATCACTCTTCAAGACGTCTTAGGGTTGAGATTCGAAATAATGTCTCACCATTTTTTTTGAATCAAATTTCACTTGAAGTTTATTATCAAATTAGGAATTAAAAGTGTACAATGAATGTCAAGATTGTGATAGAATGGATTGCAGAGATCGTGGATGCATAGCGCCTACTTCTGCATCCAATTCTAGTAAGATTAATCATGAGTATACAAAAAGACCACGTGTAAAAATACCCAAATCACGTGACTTATATGAAGGATCATATACTTTAAATGCATCTAAAAAAGCTAAAGAAGAAGCAGAGAAAACATTGTTAAACAGCGCTATGAGTAAACTTAGTAAGGAAGAACTTGAAGTACTAAAAAGAAACTTAAACAAGTAAGGGGAAGCAATGCTTCCCCTTTTTTTAGTTGAAAAGTTCTAGAACTTTATCCTTATAGTCATCTCGATTCTTTATAAAAGTTTGAACTTCATAGTCATCATTTGATATAATAATGACTATTTGCGGGAACTTTAAATTGGTCAACTCTTCAGCCATCATAGAGTAAATGGTTGCTTGTAGAAAATAGTTTTGAATCCACTCTTCTTTCTTCTCTTTTCTAGAAGTCTTAAAATCTACAATAGAATTTACGCCATTATATTCTGCTAATAAATCTGAAGTACCAGCTGTGTTTAGTTTCTTTGAATATAATGCCGCTTCAACTCCATATACTTTATTGATATTTTTATCAAGAATTGGCTTAATGGTATTAAAGGTCATCATATTAAATGGCATGACTTTACGAGAATCAATGACGTCATTCATTAAGTAGTCTTCACAAAGTTTGTGTACGGCAGAACCTCTTGTGGCTGCTTGTCTGGAAATCTGTTCGGCTTTTTCTACACCAACTTTTGCTTTCCAGAGTTCTAATCCGGATTTATCTAACTTTTCACCTAATACTGTAGTGACGGAAGGAAATACTCCATCTGGTGTGATGTAGTATCTCTTTCCGTCTTTTTCAGTACGCTCTAGTGTAGCTAGATTTAGTAATTCATGAATGAACATTATTTAATCCCATGGTGCTTTAAACATTGGAGCCCAATGTGTAGGTTTATCACTATCATTATGACCTTCTGAATATTGAGCGTTTTCGGTGGTACCTGAATAGTACCACCGATTTAACCCAGGATATAATCTACCAAATCTAATCCATTTTTTATGCTTATTTGCAACTACAACAAATCCATGTTCTTTAGGATTATAATCTTCAATTGATTGCCAATTAAGCGGCAATCCCAAGTCTGTCTTTTTCAATGATGTAGTCACGAACTAAATCACTCCTCAAAATATCATTCTTATTAAATTCAACAAATTTAAAGCTTTTTATACCACGAATGATTTTCATAAATTGTGGAAGACCATTTCTTTCTTTTTCATTGGTGAAATCACTTTGGGTAAAGTCACCAGAGAATATAATTTTACAATTTTTACCAACACGTGTAATAACAGAATCTAATTCATGAAGAGAAGCATTTTGCATCTCATCTAAAATAATAATACAATCGTTTAGAGTTATGCCTCTAATAAATGAGGTTGATATAAATTCAATTATATTTTTTTGTTTTAGATAATCATAAGCATCACCACGCTTAAAAAGTTCTGAACATATAGCATAATATGGTGCTTCATATACTTTAGATTTTTCTTTGTTGTTGCCAGGAAGAAATCCCATATCTCTTGTAGGCACAACTGATCTTACAATATATAATTTTTTATAAGGAGAATCTTCACTGAGTATTTGATTGAGTGCTAGGTACATAGAAATATAACTTTTCCCAGTACCTGCAATACCATGAAGCATTAAATTTTTTCCTTGATCATAAGAATTAAACGTTAGTTTTTGATTCTCTGTTAAAGGAAAAACTTCCTGAAGATTAAAATTTATTTTATCTCCTACTGCTCCATTGCTCTCTTTATTTTGTCTTTTTTCTCTACGAGATAGTCTTTTTTTCGGTGGTGCTGACATTAAGTGAAACCTTTTTTGGTTCACGAGCATTTAAAAAGTATTTACGGTACTCTTGGATATACCACGACTATGGTGCTTCTTTATCTCTCTAAGGCGATCTCTGAAGCCATCATCGGGTTTACGGAGTCCCAGACGAATTGGATCGCCTATACTTGGTGCACCGTGAACAAGTTGTGTGATATTTGGATTATCTTCTAGATACTTGTCCCTCTCTGTTATTGACATGAAGAGTTCAACCTCTTCGTCGGTATTTATATTTTTAAAAAGATAAGTGGGCATCAGTCTTCCTCGTCTTCTTCGAGATACATTAAATCTTTGATATTTTTAGATCGAAGTGCATTAGCAAGTCGCTTATTTTTTCTACGTTCCTGATCCCTAAGAACATTTTTACGATATTCATCCTCATCATAACCATCAAGCTGGTCTATATAATTTTTCTTATTTTTACTCATGGAAGTAGACCTGGAAAAGCCTCCTTAATAACATCCTCGGTAATCCCGGGATATGGGATATGTTTATCTTTTATAGCCAACAGTAGTTTAGCATCTTTTGGATCAAGACGTTCAAGCATCTGAACAAATAATGCTTCTCGACGGAGTGGTTTTAGATCATTATTACCACCTTCAATAAACAGATACATTTTTCTACATTCAGAAAAAAATACATGTTGTTGATCCACTAAATCATTTGGTTTATATGGTGGTGCACCTTCCGGAAGAAGCCACTTAATTTTGGGATCAAATGCTCCTTGAAAAACCGTATGCAAAGGAACTGAACTGTTGACTTGTAGATATCTGATTCTTTCATTTCTATCAGTTATCTGGGAAGCTGCTTCGAGGACTTCGGAGACACCTAGTTTCACTTAGTGTCTCCATTAAATAAATTCATTAATATGCTCCATTAAATTCTTTAGTCGATTAGCAATAAAATAGTTCATTAAATTTGAAGATGAGGCTTTAGCCGCTTGATCATGGTAGGTCTCCATGATCTTTGTAGAGACTTCTACAGGAATTTTAGATAGATCAATGAGTTGCTCATTGCGCTTATAATTACGCAGTTGTTCTAGTGTGCAACAAAATTCATGTGGTGTCTTTTTTAGATATTCTTCTAGCCTTTTTTGTGTTACAGGCTTTTGGCGAATACTCAGAACAAAGGAATTATCTGGTGAAAGAAAATTAGGCACGCCATCACCAGCATCACCTTTGATAATATGTTCCTTAAGGAACTTATCCGGATCATTACAAACAATTGACTTTTTAAGAACTGGACTATATTGATGAACGTTCATATAGTGCTGCAGTTGTTGAAAGTCCTTATCACCAGAAATAATCATAAGCTTTTCTGATGTATTTCCATATTCATGACAAAGTGTAGCAATAATATCATCCGCTTCTGCTGTATCAACACGAACAACAGCATATGGAAAATATTCTAAAAGTTCATCACGAATCTTATTCAGGCACTCAAAGATAGCTTTCCAATCAAGTTCGGAAGCAGCTTGTGATTTCTTTCTATTAGCTTTATAATACGGAAAGACTTGACGACGCCAATAATTTGTAGCATCACAGGCAATTACAATTTTACCATATTCAGCACCAAACTTGGTTTTATATAACCGAAGAGAGTTTAATACCATATGGCGGCACATGTTTTCATCAACTTGGGCATTTGTATGATTGCCCAGCTGAACCATAATATTTGATAGCATAACCTGGGAAAAATCTATGATGATCATGATATAATGGGCTATTCGCCCTTACCTTCCTTTGGAGTTATAATGATTTTAACTTTATCGGATACAGCTAAACCGTCATCGGTTTGAACAAATAAATTATCAGCAATTAATTGGAGAGGATGATTGATCCCTCGAACCATACAAAGTAGTGATCTAATAGATTCCACCACCATTGCCGAATGTTTAAGGATTTCTTCATCATCTTCATCAGGAAGAAACCCTGCAATATTTAGTTGGTCAAATAATGACGGCACAATAGTCTCAATTGTCTCTTGAATATGAAACTGTTTCACCAAATCAATGGTCTCATCCACTTCTTCAAGTGTTTGCGGACCATTGTATTTGTTATTTTTGGTTGGGAATAGGATAACATTATTAGAGGTATTCATAGTTTATAATACCACATATTAGGATGTTTGTCAACATTTTTAGTCATGATGTTTTATAAACAAACATCTGTTTAATAAGTTTTCTACTTTCTGGTGTGGGATATTTTTCTAGCAATTCTTTTAGCATGACTTCCCATTGAAATTTAATTCTACCTAGATTATACCTATTATCAATATAGATTTTATTAAATCTGGTAATATCAGTGTGCTTCTTATCTTTTACAAACTGAATGGCGCCTTTTAAATGTGCCGCAAAGGTTGTAGCATGCTCTGATCTATTCGAAGAACCTTGATACATTAAATTTAAAGAACCAGATGTATCCGGAAGAGCACCGTAATTTGGGTGCACACATACTAATTGTGCCGACATTGCTTCAAGCATTGCTCTACAACTAGTTTCCATCCAAGTAGATGGATAGGCAAAAATATCACATGAGTTTAGATGATTTTTTAATTCATCATTTGGTTTAAAACCATGGTAGGTCATATTAGGATGATTTCTAATTCTATCATATAGTGGCTCAAATTGTTTATCTGCTTCATCCCATCCATAAATCTTGAAGCTAGAAAACACGTCTAAATGAATATCTAGATCAGTTTGCGCTAGATGTTCAAAAACATCAACTAGAATATCTAGACCTCTTTGTGGGGTAGAAGTATATACAATCCGAATTTTATCATCACCATGTGACCATCTTGCTAGTGGGTCTGCTGGTTCAATCCCATGTTCTAGAACAATTGATCTATTGTCGTATGGAATACCATGGAATAGTTGAAATTGACTCATTTGCCAATTTGAAATATAAACAAACTTATGGAATTTATCTCTAAATCCTGGTTCAC